TCTATTTGGTAAATCTAACTCCATTTGAAAAGTATGCAGTTGCTTATTTGGTGACTCAACTTGAAAAGATGTTGTTTTAAGTTTTACCTCAATCCAATCTTTGTGGGTTGAAATTGTTCCGGGTGTTCCTTTGAACAATAATATTTTTGGACTGTCAATGATTCCTTCAAGAATCATTTTCTCATTTTCATTTAATTTTTTAGCAATACACTTTAATGTGCTGTCAGACAACTTACCAATCTGCAATGTTGGCGAAACTGTATCTTCTAAATTTTCAAAATCACTATTTAGCTCACCCATATATTTTGAAGATCTATTTTTGAAATAGAATTTTGAAAATAGCCAGTAGTTGTACCTACCATATTTATTTAAAAATTTTACATACACTCCACATTCATTGTCAACTGCCATTACATCTAATTGAGAATTTGAAACGTTGCCATTAACTTCAAATTCAAAATGATTCATTCCTGTCTGCATTGAAATAAATGGGCTTGTAGTTTGGCCATCAGTTATAAACAAAGATGTTACATAGTTTGGTAGCGGTAACAACTGAAAACCTGATATTGATGTTGTATTATAAACATAAACATCATGAGCTAAAACACTTTTATAAAATGAAAATTCAAATGGGTAACCTTTCCAATATTTCAAGAATGCAACATCGCCTCTTTGTTTAACTGGTGACAAGATTTCAAGTTGACCAAAAGTTGTTTGAATTACTATTTCGTTTCCTTTGAAAGTATCAAGCTGCTCAACTGCTGAAATAAAAGTTAATGATTTTGTAATCGTTTCATTTGTATTATTTGTAAAGTTTATTTTAAATGTTACAATACCTTCTAAGAATGCACCATCTGAAACATCATAGGCAAACGTATCTGGATCAAATGGGTCTAAAGTATATGGAAAGTCATCTATAAAATTTTTAGTGTTTATAGATGATTCTATGTACTCTTTGAAATTAAAATAGAAGCTGCCATTTGGATGCGGATATAATAAAACATCAATTCCTAAGCCTGTTATTTGAGCAGTCTTAGGAATTAAAGCAGTGTCAGAGTTGAATCTTATAACATTATTGTTGTAAGCTAATAATAAAAAATCTTCACGTATGTCTTTTGTAAAAACTATTGCCATCTTATTAGTTTATAAAGTGAATAAATACAAAAGCAAGCCACAAAACAATAAAGCCTAAAATTATAAGCTTAATTAACCTTTTTCTGATCTTTATTCTTTGGTAAATCATGTTAATTGTTTAAAAATGTCTAAAACATCTGATTTTATTCTTGCTAAAAATATGTCGCCTAGTTCTTCAAGCATCAAACTGATGTCATTTGCAAGAAAATCGTCAACAACTGCACTAATTACTTGTCCTTTATTGAAGCTATTTGGAACTTTTATGCCTTCTCTGGCTAATTTCCTAGCTATTAAGAAGGCAAATTGTTTCTTTTTCTCCTTAAAAATAGCTGGCAGACCTTGTTTTGTTTCAATCCATTCAGCTATTTCGTCAAAAGTTCCAGTTTCTGGATTGTATGGTGGAAATTTTCCAGCTCTACGACCATGTTCCATAACTCCTGAATGTGGTGATCCAAACATTATTAATTTGTTTGGCTCAACTTTGGCTTCTAAAGCATCTGCATATTTGCCTGAAGCTCTCAAACCGAGCTCATCATATTTTTTGATCAGCTTGATTCTAAGAATTTCCAGGTACTTCAAATATATTTGCTCTTTAGCATCCATCTATTCTTCAAATTCAATTGTGAATCGTATTTTCAATCCATCTAGATTGGTATCAAACTCATTTGAAACTTCAACTTCTTTCCAAGATTTGATTGTCCAACCTTCACAATCTGAAAATCCGTTAAATAGCCTTTCAGTTTGACCTTCTAAATTTTTGATATGGGTTTCGTACTTATAATCATAGGTTGGATCTGAAATTTTGGATCTTACAAGCAAAACCATTTCACCATCATAACTGTAACCTTGAATCCCACCTTGCGAATTTAGTACAAAAGATCGATCTTTCCACAATAAAAGTAAATATTTTTGCCTGTCAATAAAATCCATGTGAACGTCGTTAACATAGTCGCCTAAGTTTTGCCAATGTTCTTTGCCGTAATTAAAGTTCCATTTCAAAGGTGTGGAACTCGGTATGTTTTGATTTAAGCTACTGATTAAGAGCTTGAGATTTTCTACTAGCATTTTCTTGAAGTTGTTTGTTAATATCGTATTTTGTTTTGTCTAAGCACATTTTTCGAAACACCTTTGAATATGGCAACATTAAGTAGTCATCATATTTTAATAGATCACCTTTTGTCAATCCATCAAGCGCAACAGTATATCCAAATTCTTGTAAGTCTTCAGCTCCTGCATCTTTTTCTTCGTCTGACAATTCAGATGCTAACTGCTCAATTTCAGAATCAATGATGGTTTTAAATCGATTGACTACCCATGTATAAGCAGCGTAAGCATTAAATAACTCAAGCTTCATAAATTCTTTTTCACCTATTTGAAATACAATGCTAAGCACGTCTAACATATTTTGATCAGTGATAGCTAATCTAAGCAAGATTATATCTGACCATGTAAGGGACCAAAAATTCATTTGCTTAGGTTTTATCACTTTTCCTTTTATTCTCAATTCTGGGTTACCTCTGAGTGTTTCTCGTATGGTATAATCAGCAACCTCTTTTGCTTCTTGGGGTAGCAAAGGATATTCAACCAACATTATTTTGGTTACAAATAGATTTTTTAAGCTGTACGACTCGATCCCCATCCTGTATTTGATTTTTTAAGTGAATTGCTAACTGCTATGTATAGGCAGTCAATTAATCCTTTTTGTTTTGTATTTGGAAACGTTTTCACCTGAGCAAGAAAAGCATCATTCCAGTTACCTCTGATAAGCTTCACTCGTTTGGATTCGCATATTGGCGAAATATCAGTGGCTCTTGCAACTTTGTCCTTGATTGGTGCAGCATCTTCTTTGATGTTAATCAAAGTTGTTCGTTTGATTTGTTGTACCAATGATTTTCCACTCGCTTTTGGTTCGACAAATATAATAGATTTATTTGAATATCCATGCAATGACGAATATGAAATAGTATGTTTGACTAATTCAGGAAATTCTTTAAAAACCCCAATTGCATGTCTAATGTACATGTTGTTGTTCAAGGTTCCAAATTGCATGTAGCCACTTTCGTCATTCTTGGTAGATTCTGAATAAGCTGAATCGACTGCTGTGTTCCAAACAATATTATTGTAGTCTTCGTTCCAATCAACTATTTCAAACCATTTGGCTTTTAAGATTCCGCCCTCAGGTGGTGCTTCTTCTTGGCCATATTGATTTGCATAGCCATAACTACCTAAGTCAACTTTGGCTTCAGTAAGAACTCGCATTGGCATACGTTGTGGATCTAGCAATCCATCTACATATAATTCTTTTAGCTCATCAGGTTTAACCTTAGGTGACAATTCAGCTGGTAAGCAAATATGTTTGATACTGTCGCTTTTCTTTGTAAGCAAGTAGCCTGTTACATCTTCTTCATGTAGCCTTTGCATTACTGTTATTGTTGGTGTATTTTCTTTGTCGACTTTTCTTGATGACAATGTTTTGGTATGCTCATTGGCACTTTTACGATCAGCTTCAGAAGCAGCTTGTGATGGGTTAAGTGGATCATCATTTATAATAATGTGGGCATGTTTACCTGTAATTGTTCCACCAGTTGATGTCGTATACCTAGCACCACCTGAAACATTTTCATAATTTTGCTTAGCTGACTTGTCTGCCCTTAAAACGATGTTTGGAAATAATACTTTGAATTTGTCACTCAATAAAACATCCCTGGATTTGATTGCATGCTCAGTTGACAGATCACTTGAATATGAATTTGTAATGATTCTAATAGTTGGATCTTGAGTCCAAAGCCATACTGGAAACATAATTGTACATATTGTTGATTTTGATGTCCCAGGTGGAATATTTATGACCACATCATAAGGCTTAGCTTTTCGCTCAACAATATAAGGTGCTAAGATCTGAAGTTGATCACACAAGTATTTTATATGCCAATTATAAACTGGCTTTTCTTTTATGACAACATCCCAAAATAGCCGCATAAAATCATAAAATGATTCTGTAGACCTCTTTTTTTGGATGCCAAGCAAAACTTCATTACTTATCATTTTGCTTTAATTTTAATGAAAGTTCAAATAAGGTAGCTTGTTCTTCTTCTGTCAAGTTTTCAGCTGCAAAAGTTATTTTACTTTCAGAAGTTAGATCTAATTTGTCGCCAAATTTCTTTGGATTCAATTTGCCTAGTTGCCATTTAATGGTGTCAATCTTCAATCGTCTATGGCCCAACATATCTTTGGTAACAATTTTAATTCCATTATGATCTAATGTTGTTTCGTCACCTTCTTCAGGTGTTTCAGCAATATTCAGCATTCGATCAAAAAGTAGCTCGTGTCTAACTTCGCACGCGCGCGCATACAACTTCTGTTTGTCTGGGTTGTCGACAAGGTATTTAAAAAATATATTTGGGCTGAACATCCCAGGATCTTTTAAAATATTAGTCAAAGCTCTACCTTCGGTGATCTCGTCTAAAATATCATTAAAGATGCCTTCTTTTTCTTCTGGTGATCTCATGTCAAATTAATTTGGTACATGGCAAAAGTACGAATTAATTTCATAACTAAAAACCTTTGACCATGAGAAACAATGAGAAACAATCGTAAACAATGATTGTTTACGCTTTTTAATTTCGCACCTGTCTAAAAATCAACCATTTACGCTCACTTTTTTCAAACGTAAACAATGTAAACAATAAAAGTGACAAAACTCTAATTCTATATCACCGCGTGTTAAGGGGTATAGTGGGACAATATACTTATTTCTATAATATATTCCAATTAAAAGGTTTTATAATATTATTGTTTACATTGTTTACACAGTACCTGAAGTATGACCTAGCAAGAAAAAACCGCATAAACAATTATTGTTTACGATTGTTTACATTGTTTACGCGCTTTTCACTTAGATTGTT